AATCTACAGGGGGTACACTTATCATTGTTGTAGATCCTGGGTTAGGAACAGCACAAGAATATCGAGTTAGGTATTCCAGTTGGGCAACTTCCACATTTACGTTGGCTAACACTACGGGTTCCTGTACGACTGGAACCGATGATGATACCTTGGTGGATTCTGGAGCATCATTTACCACAACGGCAAAACGTGGTGACTTAGTGTACACTGCCAAGGGATTGAGCTATGTTAAGACGGTAGATGATGACAACACACTGCAATTGACAAAAGCAATCTCTGGGTTGGTTGCCACGGATGCATACGAACTCAACTGTGTACCTGTATCTTTGGATTCCGGTGATGATGTGTATGTGCCAATTATGCATCGAGTAGCTACTGGATCAAGTGAATCTGTTTCAGTAATCTATGTTGCTACTGTTTACTATCGAGTGAGAGTTAGGAATACTCGAAATACTACTCAGAAAATCAGGAACTACTCTTCGGATGGTTCAACTTCTGGTACAGATCAAACGATCCAAGTTGTAAGAAACCCTGATAATATTATTTCATAGGAGTAGTTATGTATAGTATTGAAGGCTTGAAAAGAGGAATTGAAAATTGCCAGAAAAATATCCAAATATTTAAGGATGCAATCCGGCAAGAAGAACAAAAAATAAAACAATACCAATTTTATATGCAAGAGATTCTCAGAAAAGAAAAAGAACAAAAAGAGATGACAAAGCATATAATTGTGGAGGTTTCGGAGGATGGCAATTGATGTTAACGTCTATGATGAGGTTGTGTATATAACATCACCGACTACCTCCGTTACGATTCAAGAGTTGGTAGATGCTATTCGTTCTGTAGAAGACACAGAAATTGGAATGAATTTTGATGATATTATCACTGACTTGCAAGGGAAAGTAAATGTTGGTGGAGGATACACGAACCCAATCACAATGGAATTGAATACTAATTGGTATATAGAATTTTGGAATGGTGTTAATTTGGGAACGGTTGCTGGTGGAAATGTGACAGAAGGAAAAGATGGTCGTCCAGTAAGGGCAGCATCAGGGTCAGCAGATACGATATTAGTTCTTGGAGCCGAGAGAGGAATTAATACTGGAGCAGGATTATCACAGGAAAATATTGATGATATTGTTGACGGTGTATGGGATGAGCAGATTATTGATCATGAATTAGTTGGATCAATCGGAGAATGGTTAGGAATGCTTCTCCGTAAAATCAGATTTGTTGCATCATTACTAGGGTAGGAGGGTTAAATGGCAATTAGATTTTGCATCTTAAAAGATGTTAAGGGTGAAGAGAAGCTGATGCTTGAATACAATTCTGATCTTTTAAAGAATCGTATTCAACGTCTGGTAAGGGAAAACTTTGTTGCTAATCGTCCGAAGAAGAAATTGTTTGGGCCGGAAGAAGTACCATTAGAAGAGCAAATCTATGAGGCAGCCGGAAAAGCATGGGATGATCTTGTAGCAGAGTTCAAAGAGCAAACCATCAAACTAAAATAGGAGTTTACTATGCCTTGTGGTGGAAAGAAAGGTAAAAAGAAAGGCCGAAAGGGGAAATAGTATGCCAGCAGGAAAACATCGAAAGCATACTCCGATCACAACAGAAGCACAGAGAGGGCTTTTCGGTGCTGAACTGCAAAGACGAAGAGAAGGAAAAGCCCCCAGGATGAAGGGAATTACAACAGAAGAATTGGTGGGCCACTTGAAAGAATCAAAAAGTAAAGATCTACCAGCTAAAAAGAGAGGGAGATAAAATGGCAGAGAAAGTTAAAACTTGGAAGATCAATCAGGACACAAAATTTGATCCTTTGAATGCATATAATCTGGAAGCAAGGATCAAACAAGTTGGTGCTGTGAAGAAACGAAGAAAAGAGATCATGGAAGAGCTAGATAAACCTAGAAAAAGGAAGGGAATGAAGCCGTAATGGAATTAAATTATTCCCCTGTTAAAACTTTTGCCAAAGTACATCAGGACTTTAATAGATTTTTATTTATAAGAGGTCCCGTTGGTAGTGGCAAAACATCTGGTCTTGTGTGGCAGTGTTTGCTAAATTCACTCCTGCAACCACCGGATTCAGAGGGAATAAGAAGATCCAGATATGCTATTCTTAGATCCACTTATCCTGTGTTGAAATCTACAACCATTAAGACTTTTCAAAAATGGTTCAAACATTTGCTTAATGTTGTCTATGATGTACCCATTCGGGGGGAAATGGTCATACCACATCCTGATGGTGAAACTAGCATGTTGATAGATTTTGTATTCATAGCTTTGGATCGAGAAGAAGAGATTAATAAACTTCAATCTTTGGAATTAACAGGGGCCTGTTTGAATGAAGCAGCAGAAATACCAGAAGGCATATTCCAAATGTTGAAGACAAGGATAAATAGATGGCCATTAGAACCAGGGATTCAGCCTGTAAAGCCGTTTATTTTATGTGAGTACAATGCCCCTGCTACTGGGCATTGGCTCTACACTTTAGCTGAGGATACTCAGCCAGTTCCCCCCAAACATTCTTTTTATGTGCAACCTCCAGCTTTAATTAAAGTGAAAGAAAAAACAAAGCTGGTTGACAAAGAGGGCAATTATTACAAATTAAATCCTCAAGCTGACAATATTGAAAACTTGACTGAAGAATATTATGAGGACATGGTTTTAGGTAATGATGCTGATTTTATTAACGTCATGATTCTTAATAATTATGGAATGATCCGAACTGGAAGACCTGTTTATGCAGATTATCAAGATGCTATTCACTGTGTAAAAAATCCGATTGAGCCAATTGAAGGATTGCCTTTGATAATTGGAATGGACTTTGGACTTCAACCTGCTGCTGCAATTTGTCAATTAACTTTAGAGGGAACTTTTACGATCATTGATGAAATAACCACTGAGGATTGCTCAATTGAAAAATTTTGTGATGATTATCTTTGGTCTCTTCTATGGTCTAAATATCGAAACTTTAATTTCTATCTTGTGGTTGATCCGGCAGGAACAGCAAGAAGTCAAAATGATGCAAAATCTGCTGTGGATATCTTAAGAGAAAAGAAGTTGCCCTGGAGAATAGCTAGAACGAATGATCCTTCTGCAAGAAAGAATGCAGTTGTGAAGTTTTTAAGAAAGTTGGATGGATTCAGACTATCTCCCAATTGCAGTATGGCAAGAAAGGGATTTATATCTGAATACAAATTTGAAAAACGATCGGCACAATCTGAATTATTCAAGGAGAAACCAGAAAAGAATCAATACAGCCATATCCATGATGCTATTCAGTATGCTGCCCTTGAAATGCTTACTTTGGATTTATCTGGTAAGAAGACCAGTAAAATAAAAAGGCAACGATATACAATCATGGATACCGTAGCCGGATATTAATGGAGGCCTACTATGAAAAGACTACTGATGATCTTGGCAATTCTATTGGCACTAGGAGGAGGTTTCAACGGGTGTAAGACTAAAGAGCCAACAGTATTGGCTAAGACAAATGTGGTGCAGACTCATGAGGAACTTTATGAATACATTGGAAAGATTGTTGAGAAATGCACGATCGTTAACCAAAGAATGATATCTCCTGTGCATGCAGAAATTTTTGCTACATTAGAGGGAGCACAGATTGATTTCTTAGTACAGGTTCAGCAAGATCAAGTTTTAGGAATAGTTATCAAGCATAAGAATGGAAGATGGGAAGTCATTTTAATGAAAAATGATGGGAAGTATGAAAGGCTCTCTCAAGATAATGCTGATGCTTTTGTGAAAGGAAGAAAATTTGATCTTCTATTTGAGAAAGTTTTTGGCAAGAGTGTATAAAGGGGGATAAATAATGGCACAGAAACCTTTTAAAAGAGATGCAAATGACAATGTGATTCCGGCAGGAACCGAGATATCTGGAGTGTTGAATGTGTCTATTAGTGCAGCAAGCTTTGCAGCCGTGACGTTAGGCTCAGTTTCCTGCAAGGCTATTTTTGTAACCACCAGGGATGGAGCAGATTGGCTTTTGTCTGATATTCTTGCAGGGACCACGTATGCCACATTGCCTTCAGGTATTGGAATTGATATTGCTGGAGGAGAAGGGCAAACTTTATTTTTTGCAAAAGGGACATCGACAACCACTTTAGAAGTTATCTTATTGAACTAGAGGACATCAATGCAACCCAAAAGATTGAAGTTATTTTATCCTAGAAGAAAGTCATTTAGCACCAATGCTTTTATTTATAGACTTAATGGTATTGATGGTGGATATAGTCCAGAAGGCACTTTTGGAAGTGTTCTTGATACTGAAATTTTTACGGCTAGTTATGGACAGCCAGCAAATTTTGTCAAAGTGACTAATAATATAGGGGTGTTGCTATGGCTTAAAAACACTGGATATCCATATTTAAGATCTGTGTCGATGACAGATGGGGGAATATTTGCATTAGTAGATGAAATGGGAGACAGTGGAGAATTTGGATCTTCTTCAATGAGAGACTCATATTTGATATTGAGAAGTCCTAATATTCTTTTAATGTATCATGGCAATCCTACTGCACAATGCTATTTAAGAACAATCGGATGTGATGATAACGGAACTTTCGATGCTGGAACAATAGATAATTTGTTATTAAATACTGCTTCCAACACTAACTATAGGCAGTTCTTAGATCGACCACATGGAAATGATATTATCATTGCAAGGCCTCCCTCAGGGGCAGGAGGATATAGCACATGGACAGCCGATGTGGATTCTAGTGGGAACATTGGTGCAGCATATATTGATAGAATGTTGAATACTTATAACTATGCTGGATTCCGACCTTCTAGAAGAATAAACGAAACGGATTATTTTGTATGTGCAGATTTCAGTCCAACTCTAGTTGGCGTAGCCACATTCACTTGTGATTCATCTGGCAATCTGCCAGCATCCGATGTAGATTCATGGGCAACAGGATTATCTGGTACTGAAGCTTGGGGAGACATCATGACTGTGGGAAGTGATGGAACGGTTGTGTTAGTCAGTGAGGTTTCAAATTACCCTTGGCTTAGAACTTTTGCAGTTAATCCTAGTACAGGGGCCATTACCAAAAGTTGGATAGACACACAACAGGTTAGTTCTGATACGGGTTGTCAAGGGGTAAGATTGATAAAAATTAATGATAACAAATTCGTGACTTTATATTCTAGAACAGGGTATGCTTTTGAAATGAAGTCATGGGAAATTGAAGACGATGGAACTATTACCAATACCCCAATTGATACTACTAACGTGGTTTCTAACCAACTTGGAGCACCACAAATGGTATATCTAAAAAAAAATATATGGGTTGTGTTAGGAACTTACGGAACATACAACTGTGCATTAAGATCAATTGAAATAGACTAAGGAGTAGGTAATGACAACTCAAGAAGAAACTCAGATGCAGGAAGCTTTTGATCAAGCTTACGAAGATATGGGAGAAGGAAAATCACCAGAATTAACACAGTCATTCACTACCCCTTTAGGAATGTTGGTTAGGGAATATTTTGGTGAAGCAGAAAGAGATAGATATCTCATAGAGCAAAGATGGCTTGAGGATCTTAGGCAAAATCGTGCTGAATATGATGATGCCACTACAAAAAAGATTCATCCTTTAAGATCAAAAGCATTTTTAAGTCTTACCCGATCTAAGATTAAGACTGTCACATCTAGGATGAATGACATTTTATTTCCTGCACACAAGGAAAAAAATTGGGGGATTACTCCAACCCCTATTCCAGAACTGAGTCCAGATTTGATTACTGACTTGATTAGTCAAGCAGCAATGCAGAAAATTCAAATGACGGAAGAAGATCTCAAAAAAGATCTTAACAAAGAGGCCAAAAGACGTTGTGAGGCCATGGAAAAGGAAATGGAGGACCAACTTGTTGATCTCCGTTACCGTGAAACAATTAGAGATGTAGTCAGAAATGGAAATCTTTATGGGACAGGAGTTCTTAAAGGCCCATTGGCTAAACAGAAGATTGTTAAAAGATGGGTAGCTGGTCCTGACGGGCAATGGGTTACTCTTAAGATCAAAACAGTTCTTCCACATTTAGAGGCTGTTAGTATATGGGATGTCTATCCCGATATGCAATGTAGAAATCTTGAGGATGCACAGTTTGTAATACAACGTCATGTAATGAATCGAAAGCAACTCCAAGAATTAATCAATCGTGACGATTTTAACGGAGATGTTATTCGTGATTATATGAGGACTTATGAGAAAGGTGATTGGCAAATAAAGAATCATGAGAACCAATTGAAGTTGATGTCGAGTGGTCAAGAACAACCCATTATGTTTGGGAATCGTGCTAAGTATGAACTTCTTGAGTTTTGGGGTTATATTCCTGCAAAGAAATTACAAGAGGCCAACTTAGAGATTGATGAAAACCAATTAGGAGAAGAGATAGCATGCACTATTTGGGTTTTGGGGAATACAGTTATTAAGGCTGTTATTTCTCCAATTGAAGGTGTGTCTATACCATACTACTTCTATTACTATGATAAAGATGAGACATCCATTTTTGGTGAAGGTCTTGCATACATAATGAGAGATCCTCAGAGATTGTTCAATGCCAGCACTAGAGCCATGATAGACCATGCAGCTATTACTGCTGGGCCTATCTTTGAAATCAATATGGATCTTTTAAAGGAGGAAAACGATCCACTATCAATATATCCTTTCAGAGTTTTCTTGAGAACTGGAGTGGGGGCAGAAGCTTCGGCTCAGGCAGTGAGAGTATATCCGATACCTAGTGCTCTGAATCAGTATATGGAATTGGCTAGATTCTTTTTGGATATGGCTGATGAAGTGACTACAGTACCAAGATATATGTATGGTGATGTGCAGAGTGTTCGTGGAGGGGCTAGTAGAACAGCCACCGGATTATCCATGCTAATGGGTGCTGCCAATATCACATTGAAAGATCAGATCAAGAATTTTGATGAGGGTATCACAAAACCT